CTGGCGCGATTCGTGCAGGCGCTAAACCTATTGTAAGAGAAGCAAAAGCACTTGTTCCAACAAAAACAGGAACGCTGAAAAAAAGCATTGGGATTGTAAAAAGAAAAAGTAAAGACAAAAACATTATCCACTTTTCAGTTGCGCCAAGAGTGAAAAAGGGCGGGTTTTATGCTCACTTTGTTGAGTTTGGAACAGTAAAAACAAGTGCTCATCCTTTCATGCGTCCAGCCTTTGAGAAAAAGGGCGAAGAGTCAATAGATTTTGTTAGAGAGTATATGAAAAAACGAGTTGATAAGGAAATAGCAAAATTATGATTGAGAAAGATTTGTTTAACACATTGAAAAATGTGTGCGATAGAGTTTACCCAATGATGATGCCAGATGATGCAGCTTACCCCGCAATCACTTATCAGGTCGTTTTTGATGGTGCAAATCAAGCAACAAACGGAAACTTTATGAGTAGAAACGTTCGCTTTCAAGTGGATATTTACTCAAAAAGTTATAGAGAGTCTAAAACTTTAAAAGATGAAGTTATAGCAAGCGTGATTGAATTAGGGGGAGGAAGTATTTCCGCTCAAGACCTCTACGAAGATGAACTAGAACTGTATAGACAGTTGATAGATTTAACTATAAAAAGGACATAACATGGCAATCAGAACTTCTGGTCACAAAGTAAGAATTAATGCCAAAGATGCAGGCGACTTGCAGTCAATCGGCAGCATTAAACAAAAAAGAAATATCAAAGAGTATGAGGCAATCAACACCGGAGTAATAGTTCAGGCAATCGGAAATGTTAAAACAGACCCTCTTGCAATTAGCATCCTTTACAATCCAACAGATGATGCCGGGGCGAAAGAACTCGAAACGGCTTTCAATGATGGAACCACAGTTCCTTTTGAAATTGAGTTATCAGACACAGCAGGGAAAAACGGAACAACTTTCGGATGGACTGGTGCGGTTGTGTCTGACTTTGAACTAAATCAAGAAGAAGACGGAGATGTGCTTGCTTCTTTCACTGTAAATCTCAACGGTGCGCCAACAATTACAGTGGCAGCATAGTATGAAAATACAACTTGATTATAAAATTGACATTGATGTTCGCGAGGGTAACAAGTCTAAAGAAAAGCTCTCTATTTTTTTTAGAGAGCCAACAAGAGACGAGAAGTTAAAGCAAAAAACGCTAGAGAAAAAATTTGTAGATATTTACAAAAAAGCACAGAAGAATATAAACAAGCAACACTCTTTAGAGAAAAAAGCAGAACTTTATGAACTCAATAGTGACTATGACAAATCGCTAAGAGCTATTGAGGAAAAAGAGACACTCGAAGAAAAAGCAGAGTCTCTGTTTGAAGAACTTGAAGAAATCGGCGGTGAAGATCAAGACGCATTCGCCGAAGAAATTGCCAAGCAGAGATACGAAATGCTTGTAAGCGGTAAAGACAAAGAGAAGCTTGAAGTGTATGCCGAAGTGAAAGGATATGTTGCTCTAATGCGTGATTTGGATGTAGCAAAAGCAGAACTTGAAAAAAAGCAGTCTGGCGAATAGTGACCACGCTAAAAGGCGACAAGAAAGCGGATGAACTTCTCCCTTTTGAGGTTTATTTGGCAAATGTTGCCGTTAAGTGTGAGTTTAATGATGGCGGAACAGGCAGGGTTGGTTTTCTTTACGACTCTGTGAAAGACCAGTTGAAGTGGGCGAGGCTAAGTGTGAAAAATCACATAGGCACAATCTTTAAAGTAGGGCAAATTTTAGCTCTAAGCGAAGATGATTATAAAAAAGCAAAGGTAAAAGCTATGAACATGAGTAGTTCTTCAATAGCGGAAACTTTAATAGCAGCATTTGGAGATGGTAAATAATGGCATCAGTTGGAACAGTAATTATAGACGTTAAAGCGGACACTGCAAAGCTTGTTAACGGAATGGATAGAGCCGAAAGCACAATAAAGCGATCCGTTTCAAATATCCAAAAAACTATTCTCACACTAGCTACCGCTTACGCAGGCATTCAAGGTGTAAGAGCTTTTAAAAATATGATTGATGATTCTCTCGATGCTGCAGACTCTACAGGGAAACTCGCCCAAAAACTAGGCTTAACAACAGACGCCCTTTCCGAATATCAATACACAGCTAAATTCGCCGCAGTAAGTAGTGGAGAACTCAATGCAGGGCTTAGTGCCTTAATTAGAAGATTGTCAAATTTTCAAAGAACAGGTGGCGGTGCTGCAAAAACTGCTTTTCAAGAACTAGGAATAAGTGCAGAATATGCTCGCAAACACTTTACAAATACAGACATAGCGTTCAAAGAAATATTAAAACGCCTTGAGAAGATGCCCGACGGTTTCAGGAAGACGGCAATTGCTCAAGACATTTTTAGTAAAAGTGCAAGTAGCATCATGCGTATCACATCAAGTGACCTGCAAAAATTTAGTGAAGAAGCCAAAAAGATAGGCATTTCAATATCGCAAAGCACTTACAATATGGCAGCAGCATATCACGACCAAATGGATCAGATAGATGCAAGGATGAAAGGCTTTAAACGAACCATCTCTTTTTCGATGATAGCACCGCTTGATGCAGCATCCAAAACAGCTTTAACTTTTATGGATAATGCGTTTGGTAGCGATGCGACAAGTAGAGTGAAAGGTTTTGAAAATATTACAGTCACGGCTATTTCCAATATTGTGTACTCGCTCGGTTTTATCAAAGACGTTGGCACGGGAATTGAACTTGTATTGGACGGTATTAAGTTGGCTTTCTATTCTCTTGCAGGAGTTGCGGCAGTTGCGATTGAACCGGTACGAGTGATGATTAACAACATGATTGACGCTTATAATTATTTAGCTGATAGTCTAGGACAAGACAAAATAGGGTTTAAATTAGAAAGCAGTCTGCCGGATATAGCAAATAAAATAATATCAATTAAAAACGAAATGATGCATCTTACAGGGGAGCTTCAAAATGGAAGGATATCTGCTGAAGAATATAGTAAAAAATTTATAGCAAATTTAGCAAAGGTAAAAGAAGAAGCAAAGCATACTAAAAAAAGCATTGCCGATATTTCAAAACCTGCAGAAACTAGTATTTTTAAGACTAAAACAAAAGAACTGTTCGCATCCCAACAAGTATGGGAAGATTACTACAACAAGTTAAAAGATTACAAAACTGCTTGGCTTGTTTCTGATGACCGCTCAACTGCTACGACAAACGCTGATTTGATGGGGTTAAAAGGTGCTGATTATGACAAATATGTCAACAGTTATAAAAACAACTATCTTAAAAAGCTAGAAGATGCAAGCAAAAAGACATCTAAAGAGATTAACTATGTTTTTACTAACGCTTTTAAAGGGATGGAAAACTCGTTGACTAATTTTGTAATGACTGGAAAAATGGACTTTAATTCACTTGCAAACTCTATCATATCTGACATGGTGCGAATGTCTATACAGCAGAGCATTACTAAGCCACTGACCGCTGCATTTTCAAGTGCTTTTGCAGGAGGCTTTGGAAGTCTTTTTGCAAACGCACACGGAGGGGCTTACGAAAGCGCGTCACTTTCTCAGTATTCAAACAAAGTAATAGACACACCAACGCCTTTCATGTTCGCGAATGGCGGCGTGCCTAATCTTGGAGTATTCGGAGAAGCCGGAGCGGAAGCGATTATGCCGCTCACAAGAGTCGGCGGCGACTTAGGCGTAAAGAGTTCCCCGTCAAATGTAGTAATAAACATAGAAAACAATTCAGGGCAAGAGATAGACGCAAGCGCAATAAGCGAAATGACACGAACGAATGAACGGGGTGAACAAGAGAAAGTTATTACAATGGTTATTGACGGCGTGAATCGAAATGTTAAAGGTATGCGAGACGTACTAAAAGGAATCAGATAATGGCAACTTTCCCAACTCTCCCGATTACGAAAATAAGCAGAAAAACGAACAAGCCACTAATCAAGCAATCTTACGGCGGCGGATACGAACAACAACGCCTTAAAAATACACGAAACATTAAAGAATTTTCACTGACTTTTAGTGTTTTAACGCAGGCAGAAGCGCAAGTGCTAGAAGACTTTTTTGATGCCAACCAAGGCTTTATGTTTGACTTTTATGACGCAGTATTTGCAACAACACATCAAGTAAGATTTACAAGTGACAGCATCTCTTTCAATCAAGATATGCCTCGCTATTTCTCAACTTCATTAACATTGAAGGAAGTGTAAGATGTTAAGCTTAAGCCCTGTAGTAAAAACTGAAAAGAACAAACTCACATCTGACAGCGTATTCCTTGCCATGCTTGAAATAAACATCCCCGGCGTTGCAGAGACAGTTAGAATTGTAAACAATACAGAAGACATCACATGGAACAGCATTTTATGGCAGCGTTTTCCTTTTGAAATTCAAGAAGTCAGCGAAAGTGCAAATGCCGAAACAGCACAATTTCAAATAAAAGTAGCAAATGTAAACAATGTTATAG